ACAAAGGAACTGGTCAGTTCAAGTACGTTAACGCCTCATCTATAGACTCAGAAGAAGTACTTGATGACATTACTGATACGTACAATTACTTAGAGAATGACGAACCCTTTGAGCGTTGCTACGAAGCAGTCAATGAAACCTTTTACAAAGCAAAAACAGGTAACAAGAAGCTAACGATTGAGTGTGGCTTCTGTTCATATAAACATAAGTGTTGGCCTACTCTACAAACGATACCCTCGTTAGTATCAAAGGCTAAAGAGAAACCCATGATAGATTACGTACACATAGCAAAGGAAGCAGCATGACAAAATTTACATTAGATAATATAGAACACGAAGAAGAGAACTTAACTGATGATCAAAAGAATTTAGTGAATGGAGTATCCATTAATCAGAATGCTATCAAACTATTTGATACAGTTCTGTCTGCTCTACAGAAAGACGGAGCAGTAAAATTAGGTGACTTAAGAGAAGCTTTAGCTGCGAAATCTAATGGCAAAGACGCGTAGACATAGTGCATACAGGTATCGTAGCGGCCTAGAGAAACAGGTTGCTGCGTACCTAAAGGATAACCAAACTAAGGTTAGGTATGAACTACTAAAGATTGAGTGGGAAGACTTGAGGTATCGTACTTATACCCCAGACTTCCTGCTTGATAATGGCATCATATGTGAAACCAAAGGACAATTCGATTCTGAAGATAGGCACAAGCATACTTGTATAAGACAACAGCATCCAGAATTAGATATAAGATTTGTATTTAGTAATGCAAAAGCAAAGCTTTACAAAGGATCTAAAAGCACCTATACAGATTGGTGTGAGAAGAATAATTTTAAGTATGCACACAGGGTAATACCTGAGTCGTGGTTGAAAGAAAAAGGTAAACTAATAACTGCCGAACGAATAACATTAAAGACTGAGAGGAAAGACTAATGACTACACCAGCATACCTAACAGGCAATATAAGTATAACTAAAGAGGATATAATAAAAGAACCCTCTCACTATACTCGTTACGCTATAGAACCAGTAACTTTTATTATGCAGAACGGATTCTCTTTTGAGATAGGTAACATAATTAAGTACGCTAGTAGAGCAGGACATAAGCTATACGAAGGTATGACTACAGTAGAGTCAGAGATCACAGACTTAGAAAAGATAAGACGTTACGCAGAGATGCGTATCAATGTACTAGAGGGTAAGGATGTCCTATGAAATCCTTTAGTGTGACATTTAGAATAGCTGTAGACGATGAGGCTAACATATTATCTTTGTATGAGGGTGGTCACGAACAAGATGTAAGAGAACTAATAGAGGATGTCTTCTACGATATAGATGACGTACACATAAGCAGTATAAAAATACAAGAAAGGTAATAGGAATATGATAGCTCAAGGGGATTTAAAAAACATGGGGTACTTCGATAGTAAGTTAGATATAAATGATACAACAGATCAGTTCACTGCCTATAGTGAGTGGGTAGAGGGCATGATCATTACACCACCAGACCAACGCCTATATGAAAACTTATTTGGTTTGATGAGTGAAGCAGGTGAGGTTGCAGGTAAGATGCAAAAGACTATACGTGATTCTAAATCTGTGTCTAAAGCTGACATGATTAAAGAGTTAGGTGACGTAATGTTTTACGCTACAGCTATAGCTAATGCGTATAAGAGTTCTCTTAAAGAAGTTATAGAAGTCAACATGGACAAGCTAAACAATCGTAAGAGACAAGGTAAAATTAAAGGAAGCGGAGACAACAGATAATGCAGTACCGATCTAACTTAAACCCAATGTTGAGATCTAAATTCTCAGAAGATATATTTAATCATAAGTACAGACATGACGGAGCAGAAACGTGGGCGGCATTAGCTCACACTCTAGTTGAGGATGTATGTACATCACCTGCTCAGAGTGGGGGATCAGATCTTTACTTCAGTAAGGAAGACAGACAACAGCTAGAAGAATACATACGAGACATGAAGTTTATACCGGGTGGTAGGTACTTGTACTACGCAGGTAGACTTAACAAGTTCTTTAACAACTGTTACCTACTCAAGGCTGAAGAAGATACACGAGAAGATTGGGCTAACTTATCTTGGAAGTCAGAGAGTTGTCTGATGACAGGTGGTGGTATAGGTATTGACTACTCAGTATACAGAGGAGAAGGCACACCAATAAAGAGGACAGGTGGCGAAGCATCTGGTCCTATCCCTAAGATGAACATGATAAATGAGATTGGTAGAAGAGTAATGCAAGGTGGCAGTAGACGTTCAGCTATCTATGCTAGTCTTAACTGGCAACACGCAGACATTAGTAAGTTCTTAGTAGCTAAAGATTGGGCATCAATGCCAGTAGGTAGTACAGGTAAAACCCTCTGGGATATAAAGCAAGAAGATTTTAACTTCCCTGCACCCCTTGACATGACCAATGTATCAGTTAACTACGACACTGATTGGTTACTTAACTACTACGAGACAGGTGAAGTAGGCTCAGTGTTTCAAGAGAACATTAAGCAAGCCATGAAGACAGCAGAGCCGGGCTTCTCGTTTAACTTTTTCGATAAAGAGAATGAGACACTACGTAATGCGTGTACTGAGGTGACTAGTGCTGATGATAGTGATGTGTGTAACTTAGGGTCACTAAACTTTGGACGCATAGAAACAATCACAGAACTAAAAGATGTAGTACGTTTAGCCACTATGTTCCTTATCTGTGGGACGTTAAAGGCACAGCTACCTTACGATAAGGTCTATCTAGTGAGAGCTAAGAACCGTAGGCTAGGTCTAGGCTTCATGGGTGTACACGAGTGGCTCATAAAAAAAGGATATAAATATGAGGTAACACCCGAACTTCACCAGTGGCTATCCGTATACAAGGGGGAGTCAGATAAAGTATCAAGGGAATTTGCTGATAAGTTATCTATTACAAAACCAGTAGCTAATAGAGCTATTGCACCTACAGGATCTATAGGAATACTGGCCGGTACTTCAACAGGCATTGAGCCTATCTTTGCTGTGGCATATAAGAGGAGATATTTAAAAGGTAATACACGTTGGGTGTATCAGTATGTCGTAGATAGTGCAGCTCAAGAACTCATTGATCTGTATGGTACTGACCCAGAGGATGTTGAGAGTGCGTTAGACTTAGCGTCTGACTACGAAAGAAGGATTAAGTTTCAAGCTGACGTACAAGACTACGTAGACATGAGTATTAGTTCTACAATTAATCTTCCTGCGTGGGGTAGTAAACTTAATAATGATGATACCGTAGGAGCTTTCGCTAATACGTTAGCGAGTTACGCTCACAGACTACGAGGGTTTACGTGCTACCCAGATGGTAGTCGAGGTGGTCAGCCGCTTACGTCTGTACCTTACAGTGAAGCAGTCGAGAAACTAGGGGAAGAGTTTGATGAACACGTAGAGACTCACGATATATGTGACATCAGTGGTCAAGGGGGTTCGTGCGGAGTATGAGTATCATCAGAGAAGCAGAACAATACATCAAGAGTAAGAAGTATCATCTCATCAAAGGGCTGGCTGAAAAGCTAGACCCTTTAGAGGAGTACATACAAAGGAATATGGATGAGTCAGTAGAAAGAGATAAAGCTATTGAGCATTTAACTGAAGTGTTTATGTGGTGTAAAAGATACACAGATATTAGAAAGTAGTTAGTTCTCTCTAATAAATTTTTTATCTTCTGTCGTTTCAATGTCTTCAGATTGATATGAAATAAGTAAGTCGTTTAGTTGTACGTTAGATAAATCGTATACATTTTTTATAGCTTCACCTGTGACTTTGTCTGTATATAAAGGATCACCATCAGGGTCTAATGAATTAATTTCTCTGTTTATATCAGCAATTTGTCCACCTGATTTAGCTAATTCCATAAGTAAGTATAGTCTTCTTTCTTCATTGTGAGTTCTCTCCTCTATAATTTCTCCTGTATAGGGGTCTGAATATACATCATTATATTCTGCAAACTCTTCACTTAATTCTTTTATTACTTCAGTTTGTGCAGACTTTATTGCTGCATTAACATAGTCTGTTATTTTTGCAGGACTTTTTGCTTTGAGATAAGGTTCAAAACCTAATAGAACAGCAGCTTTTCTTTCAAGAGAATCAAATATCCTACCATCTAGATGGTTAGTTACTTCTCCAAACACATTAGAGTTTGATGCTTTCCAATTACTTATACCTGCTTTATTCATTATCTTTTCAAAAGATGAAGGTGGTTGATTTAAGTAAGAGTTTTGCCAACCACTTTTTAATTGTCGTACTCTAAAGGTACTTTTCTTTTCTGGGGCTTGGGCAGTGTTTAATAAACTATTAAAGATGTTATCTGTATATGTAATTAGCTGCCAATAATGTTTTGATTCGCCTTTTTTATATCGAACAGTAGGATCTTTCTGAGCTTGTTCAACAACTACATCTAACATATCAAGAGATCTGTATCTACCACTAATAAACCTAGAACCTACATCAGATAAACCTGCTCTTAACGCATCTACTGGACCTCTTTCTCCGGTTGCAATGTCAAGAAAACTTTCTGCAAAATCATCAAATCTATTCTCAAGACCTCTAAATAAATTACCCGGACCTAATGTTTTTCCAACGTCAACTACTAACTCTCTAGGTATACTTGATACAAAAGAACTAGCAGGTGTAGTAACTAACTCACTTACATCTTCCCCTGCTTCTACAAGACTGTTTGCTACTGAACCCATAGATCTTTCTGGATCTTGTAAAGCAGTTCTTATGTCAGAAACAATCTCATTAAATTCTTTGTCGGGCATTTCTATACCCAGACGACCATATGTTATTATTCTTCCTATGCCCATAAAAAAAATCTCTGGCATTTTGTATGCTTTGTTTAATATGTTTCCTTCACTATCACGATTTTGTTTCCAATTTAAACCGTCTTTTATATTTTGAACCATATGATCTGTATTAGCGTAATACATTATAATAGATGTACCAACTGCACTTTTTGCTAAGTGATCTATAAATGTATTAGGATCATCAGGAGCAATTTTGTACCCTAGACTTCTATCCATCATATATTTTAAAGGTCCGATAGGAGAGTGTTCTACCATATATGCTATAGTGTTATTAAAAAATTGACCAAAAGGTATTTCAACTCCTAAGAAAGGAATCCTTCTCATGTCTTCTATATATTTAGCAACTTGTTGTATGAGTGTACCACCTTGGTCTTTTGAAACACCATACTTTTTAGACCACGTATTTTTTGCAGCAAGATTAGCTGCTTGTAACATCCCTTGAGCATACTCATCACTCTGTAATATCTTTACTACATCAGGTGAGTTTAACAGTTCACGATGTGACATATTATATTTTTCTAAAGCAAATCTATTTAACCCATAGTTAAGCTCTACAAATTTAGTAAATACATCTACAGCTTTTGCCCCTGCCATAACTTGAACATAATCAAAAAACTTATTGTCTACCTTACGCACACCCTCTGGGATAAAACCTTTGCCTACATCTGCAGGTTTATTATCTACACCACCAATAAAGTACTTAACTAAATTTCCAACTGCATCAGGGTTAGCTTCAAATACCTGATTCATTTCTGAATACGTTGTATCTGCATTCCATAGTGACCTAAGCTTTAAACTATTTGCTCTCATTATTCCGTGTGCTTTTGCTGCATACTCTCCTGCTTTATCTCCACGCATAGCTAGGAATTGCAAACCAGAATTACCCATATACAATGCCATCTTTACTGCATCTGCAGCAGACTGTGTTGAAGAAGCCCATTGCCAACCTTTAATATTTAAACCTGTTGTACCTAAATGAGAAATCAAACCTCTTATATAACCGCCTTGAACAAACTCTGCGTCATTCATTAGTTTACCTAATACTTTTGGCTTAGGTACATCCAGAGCAGCTTCTATTGCTTCCTTAGATGTCTTACCTTTTTCTATTTCAGTAAACAAAATGTTTCTAAACTTACCTCTTTGTTGAAGAAGTTTACCTGCATCACTTATTCTTTTAGCATCTACATCTATAAACTCTTCTAAAGATTTACCTTGAAACCTTTCTATTCCTGACGTACCTAAAGAATCGTCAAACATTTTTTGCATTTCTTTTTTTATGTTGTCAGGTAAAGCTAACAGTAAGTCTCCTGTCCAGTTACTAAAATTATCTTTATAAGTTTTACCATCTGCACCTGTAAGAGTTCCTCTGCCACCTTTAGAATAACCAATACCTAAGTCTTCGAATATATTTAATACTCCTTTAATACCTAAGTCTTCGTTACCTTCAAAAAATAAATCATATAACATAAGTTCATCATCAATTTTCTCACCTTGTTGAGTAAAGAAAACTCGTTCACCTCGTTTAGACTTGTCAGAAAAAGAGGAAAGAATTAAAGCATTACCTTGTATGCGCTCTAACATTTTTTCCCATGTTTCAGCAGGAATACTATCAACTGTTTCTTTTATATTTAAGTTAGCAAATTTACTATCTTGTAATTTTACTCTTGTTAAATAATTTTCATAAAGAATAGGATGTAAATTACTTTTTACAGTATCACTTCTTCTTAAAGAACTCATACCTAAAGTAGGTAAGGCACTAAATACACCAGATAAAGAAGCAATAAACAATCGTCCTTTAGATATATTATCTTGTGTTCCTTTTATTTCTTCTGCTAATTGATACTGATAGTCAGCATATGTTTGACCTCCTGCTTCTATAGTACTTGTTCCTAGTACATCTCCTCCTACTGTACCGTAGTATATTTTTCTCTTTTCAGTTTTAGAAGCCCTTTCAATTACTTTATTAGTTATCTGACGTTTTAAAGTAGAGTGCTGCATAAGAAGTATTTGCTTGTCCATATTAGAAATGTCTTTTTTATTTCTTATGGCATCTTCAATAGATAATTCAGGATCAAGTTTATTTAACTTTCTAAATTTATTTTCAGCTCTGTTTATTCGTTTTGAAGCTAAGCCTTTTACAACTTTACCACCAAGCATTTTACTAGCAACTCGTCCTACTACTACACCACCTACAGTACTTAAATCTGTAGCTACAGTTCCTACAGCCGTAGCTGTAGCTTTTACTTTTTCTTCTGCAGAAGAATTAGTACCCCATATATAACCTTTATATTCTGTCCATAATCTGTCTGCTAATATAGCATCTAATTTTTGTCTGGTGTTATAACCTTGAACTTGTGCATAGTTTTTTGAGCTGGCTTGAACTTGACCTAATTCTATTCTTGCTCGTTTTTCTCTAGCCCAGTTAGCAATTATTTTTTCTCTAGTCCAGTACACAGCAGGTTGGTTAGAATCTCTTTGACTAGGATCTACCCTCATCCTAATACCCTCTCTTGCACCAGTTCTATTGTACTCTGCTTTGGCTATATAGTGATAGAGTCTATCATCTTCAAAGTGCTTTAGTCCTAAACCTGCATCTCTTTTTATAGTTTGTTTTAATGCTATATTGTCCCATTCTTTTTGTAGAGCAGCAGGAGATTTTGTTCCTATATAATTTCTGTCTGTAATGTGAAGACCCAGTGCTTCTTTTGCTTTATTTACAAATTGAGATGGTGTTTCAGAACCTAACCAACGGGTTTCTTCATCTGAATTAATGTAGTCAATGTCTCCCTTATTAACATCTATAGCATCCGGTCGAGAGTGGTTAACTTTGGTTCTTATTTCTAAGGCTAACTTATCAAGCTTTGCTGTTTCTTTTTTTACACGTTCTTTATTAGGTGCGCCAAAAGAAGTTGCTAACTCCAAGTTAGAAGTAGTTGCTTTTTCACTTTGTTTTATAAGTTCAGGTTTATTTATGTTTTGAAATTGCGCCCACACATTACCCCAAGCGTCTTCTCCTGTAGGATCTAACTTATCTAACTTTAAATTGTCAGTCATTATTTATAAACCTTTATAGTTCAGATGCTTTCATTAACTCTTCACCTACAAAAATATAATTAGTTATAGGATAAGTACGATTTAATTTTGATCCACTAGAAGTTTGAGTTATATTTTCTTTGGCTTCTTCTCTTGTATTAAATTTAGGCAAGCTGTTTAAGTAAGACCTGTAGTTATTTTTAAAGTTGTCAGTTAAAGCAAAGTTTTGAAATATAAGTCTTTCATCAGTTTGATAAGTACTAGCTAAGAGTTCATAAGGCGATGAAATAATTCTACCGTGAGAAGTAAGAGTTGCTGTGTCTACATTATTTGCACCTACATACTGAGGGTCTTTTATATATTGTCTATTTAATTCTTCAACTCTTTCTGCAAATTGTTCAAGAGCTAATGGCTGACTTACATCTAAATTTTGTAATTGTCGTAAAAGTAATCCTTGTTGATCTCTTGCGGCTTCATTTGATAAAGGAGAATTATTCCTTGCTCTTACTAAATATCAATTCTAACTTCAGGAAATTTTATATCGTCCAGTGTAGTATCTTCAGAGTAAGGACTACCTATTTGAGAAAAAGCTCTTTGCGTTTGAGATTGACTTAGTTCTCCGAAAGGTCCAGTAGATGTGATTGGTCCTTCACCTTCTCTACCTAGTCCTATCATAGCAGCTAACCAAGAAGACTTAGTATTTTTTGCACTTCCTCCACGAGGTACAACATCTAAAGCTCTTTTTAATGCCATATTAAAGTCTACGTCTGCACCATCTGCATAGGCACTTGCAGCTTTATATATTTGTCTGTGATCTGCTGGTCTTAAATCATCTCTACTAGCAATAGTATTTACAAATTTTTTAAGACCTGCAAAACTACCATCTTTATAAGCACCATTTAATGCACTCTTAGGTATCCTTAAAGTACTAGCTTTATTTAAAATCTCAGTTAAATCTGTCAACTCTTTGTTAGTATTTGTTGTAATAGCAGCACCCATCTTGGTAGCTTTATTTTTATTATCTGTGTAATTATCACGAGTCCATTTTATATTGTTTTGAATGCGTGTATCAACAACATCGCCTAACCCACTAAAAAAACCTGCTCCCATTATACTGTCTCCCTACTCATTAAACCTTTTGTAGGTTTTGATTCTGCCATTAGAGGATTTTCATCAGAGCCTAAAGGAAACGGATTAAAAGGACCACCCTCTTCAGGTGGTGCAGTTTCTTCTTTAAATTCTTCTCTGTTAGGTTGTGAAGGTTGATCCATATCTGTATTATCTTCATCATCTGGGTTAGGTACTATAAGACGCTTATCATTATAATCATCTAAGTTTTCAAAAAGATTTTGTGTATCAGAAAAACCTGAATTTAAATCTTTCATTTGATCAAAGTCAAAGTTACCTTCAGATAAATAATCAAGAGCGTCAGTAAATAAATTATCTTCATCGTTATACTCATCTATGTCAAATATGTCATCAGGTAAATCTTTTAATTGTTTTTCTATTAATGCTTCAAGATGATCTGCGTCAGCTTGGTTCTTTAAATTATTGTCCTCTTCATAACCTGTTTTAAAATCTATACCTGCTGCTTCTACTGTTGTCATTAAATGTTTAAACACTGCAGGTCTTACAGCTTCACTACTATCAATAGTGTGTATACCATCAGACACTGCATCTGTAAGAATAGCATTTGTTAATGCCATAAGGGGGAATCCTAGTTGTGCTAATTTTATTGTACTTTCTATTGCTTCATCTTCGTTTAGTTTAGAAAGATGAAACTTTAATACCTCATCTATTTTTGTATAAACAGGAGGATTTTCCCAAGGAAATACTTTTTTTTCTGAAGCTGTAAAAGACATACCCGGTATAGGAGCAGTTAATATTTTTTTTTCTATATCATTACTCATTATCTTTTTCCATTACTTGAGGTGAATCTACCATAAAAGATGCTACTTCTATAGCTTGAATTTGTATGTCATTTACACGATAAAGAGGTGCATCTTCCTGTTTAGGTTTTCTTCTAGGTACTAAAGGTTCACTGTTCATCATATATTTCCATACTGTTTAATTCACCCCATCGTTGTGATTGAGATCTTTTTGTAGGTTTTACTTTATATGTATCAAATTGTTTTCGGTAATCAATATTATTATAGGTTGTGTTCCACGACACTGCTCTTCCTGTAAACAAATGATTTCCTATTTGATACCTATTAGTCTTTGCTTTTTTTAACTGTTCATTGTACCAATAGGGAGGACTTACTTTATTTTCACCTTTATTAGCGTAGTAATGATTAGAGCCATAAGTTGGGTCAGTTATTCTACCATCAAGCGCAGCTATAGCTATACTTTTAGCGTTTTCATATGAAGGGTCATCTTTATTTATATAAACATTTTTCATATCGGTATAGTCTTGTCTTTTATTCCAAGCACTAAATTGTTTAGAGTCTAATAATATGTCAGTAAGATTTTCTTTACCGCCATGCTGAGATACAAGTCTATTCAATGCTACGTGAGCTACTGCTGCTTGACCTAGTACAGACTCACTTCGAGCTTCTGCTGCTATTGTTCTAGCTAATATATCTAAATCATTTTGTGTTACAGTAAATGTTTTACCGTTACTACTTTCTATGTCCCACGTTACTGCTTGTAGTTCTTCTGCATCAGACGCATCTTCTTGTGGTACAAACTCACTTACTGTATTTGATATTTCTTTATATGCTGACGGTGTAGGATTACCACCAAGTATACCATCATCTTCTGGAGTAGAGTCATCTATAATAGGTTTAATTAATGCACTAGCTTTTGTCGGTATGCTTTCTCCTTTAGTAGATAAATTACTATGTAGTTGTTGAATAAGTGAATCAGCTACGCCTCCAACACCTCCACCTTGAGAACGACTAAGACCTTGTGCAATAGAATTAAATCCTTGGTAACCTCTAGTAAACATCTTATTAAAGTCCAATAACCTACCCTCCAGTCATGAAGTTAATACCTGACGCTTTACCTAGTACACCCATCATTAAATTACCAAACAATTTACCTTTACCTATATTGTCGTACAGTTCTGCTTTTTGTTCACCACTTAGTTTTTGTATTGCAATGTTAACTGCTCTATCTGTTGCACTCTCTGAGGCAGTAAAAGCAAAAGACATTAAGTCTCTTTCTCTTTGCCAGATCTGATCTATAGCGTTACCAGTTAATCCATTTACAGTTCTAGCAAACTCTAAGTTAGCTGCATTTTGAGCTGCAGTATCTGCAGTAGAAACACTTTGTCTCCACAGTGCATTAGCTTGAGCTATAACTAAAGCATTCTGTGCGTTGAACTGATCTCGTTGATTTTCTAGTTCTGAATTAAATCTTTGTAGTGTACTTAAATTTTCTGCATCAAACTGAGACATAGCATTAGTTTGTGTTGCGTTAAATTGATTAGCTTGTGTTGCTAGGCTTTGAAAGAATTGTTGAGTTTGATTCTCAGAGGTAGCATTAAATTGACTTGCTGCATTTAGAGCAGCTTGATCTGTAAACAAAGATTGAAGAACTGATTGTTGTGTAAACATACCAGTCTGTTGTTCGTTATTTAAATTTTGCATATCCATTTGCATAAAGTTTTGTGCATTCATAACTGCAGCTTGTTGTCTGTTAGAAAGATTAGTCATATCTAACTGCGATAAGGCAGCAGCTTCAGCCATTACATTAGCTTGTCTGTTATTTAAATTAGAAATATTCATAGTGTTTACTGCACGGCTATTCTCTAGTGCAACCTGTTGGTCAGCAGTAAAGTTCATGTTAGCTATATCACCTATACGTGCAGAGTTCTGTACTCTTGCTTGGAATGCTTGGTCAAACTCCATGCCCATAAATGTAGCACGTTGTTGTGCTGCAAGCATAGCACGTTGCTGTCTGTTTGACAAGTTCTGTGTTTCAAATTGTGCAGTTATTTGTGCGTCAGCTTGAGCTATAGGTAGTGCAGACTCCATAGCAGCCTGTACAATAGCTTGTCCTGCCATGCTTGATGCACCTAGCCCTCGTTGTGCCATAGCTGCTGTAGCTGCTCTCATAGCCCCTGCTGCCCATGCAGGTGTCTCACCACCTTCAAAGTCATTCATAAGTGTATTGAGTTGACCTTGAACTGTAGCTTGAGCAGAGGGTGTAGCTGTAGCAGCTTGTATCTGTTCGTTAAACGCTGATGCAGTAGCAGCATTAGCTGCACCACTGACTAGTTCTCCTGTTTGAATACTACGTTGTACAGGGTTATTCATTAGTGTTGCTGTACCTTGAGCAGCATTTAAATCGGATACTGCTGTAGTAGTAGCAGTTTGTCCTACAGCTTGTGCTTCAGTAGACACTGTCCCTTCTGCTGCAGTCATAGCATCAGTAGCAGTCTTAACTGCAGGTGCAGCCGTAGCTGCTGTCATGATTCCTTGAGGAGTTTGAGCAACAGGTGTAGTTATTTGTGAGGTAGTAGTTGCGGTTGGTGTAGCAACTGAGGGTGCAGCACCAGTTATTGCACCTGTTCCTGCAGCAATAGTTTGATCTGCACCTGAAGCAATAGGAGCTACAGTAGCTGGTGTTATAACTTTAGATGGGTCACCGTATACGTTAGACATAGTAGCAGCTTGATCTGTAGCGAGTTTATTTAATGCTATTTGATTTGCAGTAAGAGGAGGAGTAGCATCCGTGTCTGTTGTACCACCTTCAGCGTAACCTCTAGTAGGGTTCATTCTATCTTCAGGTTGAGCAAACCTTTGTTGCATCTTATTAGCTGTAGCATTCTGTTGATCTATAGAGAACTCAGAAAACTCTGGGTTGTCTTTCATTTTGCTCTTAACTTGAGGGTCATTTAGTTCATCAGGAGCAAATATGTAACCACCCTTAGCTGCTCGTACTACAGGTCTACCTTCAAGTATCTGATTATACGTGCCTACTCTAGAAGCTATAGCTGGATTAGAAGCCATTAGTTGATCAATAGATTTTTGATCTAACTCTTTGTCTGTCCTAATTCCAAACATAGGAAGAATAGTTTTATTCATTTGCTCTAGTGATATTGCCATTCTTAAATGTCCTTAATCCTTTGACGCTATACGTTCTACTGACATACGTATTGCTTTGATGTTCTCATCTATTCGTGCAAGAGCTACTGCCTGTCCTTGGACTGCAAGCTCTAGCTTTTCTGTTCGTGTTTCTATTTTTACTATACTCATAGCGTTAGCTTCTATATTAGATTGCATCTGTGATACAGTCCACACTATGGCGGCTGCTTGTATGACGAGTGCTAGTATAAGTGATACGGGTACGGACTTACTGAGATGCCAACTGTTCTTTTCCATACTAATCTGCTGCAGCTATGGTGTTGCCGTCTGCAACCCATTCAAGTATGGCTGCGTAGTGACGGTTAGCTGGGTCTATTGGTACTGACCAAGATTGCCCGTCTATAGTAGCTATTATAGCCAAATTAGCATCTGTTCCATATCTTGCTTCTGTTACTCCGTGATCCATATTATAACTCCGCATCTATCGTTATTGATCCAGTATTTTGAAATATTAATAATTGTTGAATTATCCCACTTAAAGTATTAGTTGCAACTCCACTAGAAACATTCCAAAACATTATAGCAGAATCAGGGCCAGTTCCTAGATATGTCCCACCATAACCAGTAGCAGCAACCGCAGTATCTGCCGCAGTTAATAATTTAAAATTAGTAGGATTTACCACTGCAATAGATGGGTTTGCTCTTTTCTTTGGGTATAATAATAATATCTCTGGTCTATTGGCTAAATCTACAGTAGCTGAAGAATGGGGTATTTGGCCTTCTCCGTTTGTCTTATAGACGGTACAATATCTTTCGCACAAAGCCAACTCTTCCCCAAAGGAACGATGCTCAAAGTTTGTAGCTTGTGAGCCAATCTCCATTTGTACTCCAGTTAAGAAGAAGTTATTGTCAGTGCTGCTGTAAAAGCTGTCTATACCAGCGGCACGGTTGGCGTTTGTGTTGCTGGCCCATGCTGCTGTGTTTAATGTACCACTTGCAAAGGTTGAACCAGCGTGAAGCCAAAAACCTAACTGTAAACTTTCTAAATTATCATCATCAAAAGCCCCTGTTGTATCTGCTGGAAAGGTAAGTTCATGTCGTACCCAACCTGTTGTAGTAGTATACAATTTAGTTATTTGTCTAGCATTATCTGCATCATAAAGCTCAACTCCAAATGTAAATGCAGCACTGGCTTTAACATAAAAACTAATTGTTATTAATTCTGCGTCTGACGTACCTTTTTTAATTTGTTGTAGGTCTTGCCCTTCAAATCTTTGGGATATAATTAAATGCTCACTTGCCGCAAGAGAAGTATCTGCTGTAGTACAATCTAACTTTAAACAGTTAGCAAACCCACTAGGGCCATCTGCTGTTTGAGTCATCGTTAAACGACCTGCACTGTTAGCTGTATCAATTTTCCATCTATCCAAAGTGAAATACCCAGCGGCTGCACCTAGTCCTGTCTCTGACGCACTTCTCTGTGCCACTTGCATTGCCCCATTGGTCACAAGGTTCTTCCTGCCTGACGGTTGGTTCGTTAGTGTCTCACCTGCCTTGGCTAACTCTGCTGCTTTACTCATACTCTATGCCTCCAATGCTGTGATACGAGCCTCAAGAGCATCGTTCTTTTCTGATAGTTCTTGTAGTGCCTTGACCATAATAGGCATAAGAGAAGCATCACCTATACGCTGTCTTCCGTCTGCTCCATCTTCCGTCCACATATCAAAACCATCTTTCATGTTATGATTGTCTATTACAGCTTTAACTTCTTGAG